CATGCCCTCATGGCGGACACGATTGTCGCGGGATACTTCGAGGAAGGCCGCTGGATGCCGGTCACCTTCGGCGAATATGTCGAATTGATCTGGGACACGGGCGTCCCACCGGCATACTTGAAACCAGCGGAAGGATTCATCGGGATCCTCGTGATGGTCGCAAGGCCCGGTCTCCCGCTCCCGGACGTCGCAGTGCCGAAGTTCATGCCTGGTGTAGTACCAGAGAGGCGGTCCTGATGCCCCCGTTCAAAGAACCTGATGAAAAGACGTGGGTAGTCCTGCTCGAATATGAAAACAGGTGCTGCCCGCACCGGACTTATCCGGGGACAACAGTCTGCTGCAACCATCCCGAATCGGTTGGGCGTGGCGAGGATGAATGCAAGGAGGGGAATTGCCCCGCACACATCAGGGACGTGCTCGAATGATCGATATCATTTTCGACGGCGAGAACGCGGACGGTTCCGGTGTCGGGACCATCAAGATCGCCTGCATGCACGACCCGTATGATCTGCGGTGCCCGGTATGTGGCCATTCTGTTTTTTCACATCTTACGAATCCAGTCCTTGAGACCGGCAACTCATTCGCCTGCGAGACATGCGGAGTCCAGATCACCTTATTCCCGGATAAGGGTAATTGCCGGTTTTTGATGGAAATCCAGGGGGCTTGAAATGGAAATCGACATCACTATCAGGAACGCCACGCCCGAAGAGGCACAGCGGGTCCTCATCGGCATGAGTTTTGCGGAGGATATCCTTGGCAAACTCTCACCCGCAATCAGGATTGAGAAAGCACAGAAGAAGCAGGTACCGGATCCGACCTGCGACGAGGAGACCGGCTGTGCTGGGTGCGACAACACCGGGGCCATGGATGCGGACCGCTGCGACAAGTGCAGCCCGCCCCCGGCTCATAAACCCGCCGACGGTTTACCGTCGAAGACCGGGAGACGCAAAGGCAACAAGTTCGGCATCCCGACCGAGCTGGCAAAGACCGATAAGAAACTCTTCGATCGGCTCTGGCAGCGGTGCAAGTCGCATGGTATCACCTATGAGGAGGCCGTGAAACTCAAACCCACCAAGAGGGGCAGGAAACCGAAAGCCCCGAACGCCTCCAAATTGACTCAAGCAATTGATTCAAGCAATGAATGGACCCTGGAAGAGGATGCCGCGATCCGGGAGTGCCCGAACGAGGACATGGCGCTCACCCATTTCATGAACAAGTTCCCCGAGTCTGAACGGACGGCCGTGGAGGTCTCCCAGAGATGGCAGGAGCTCAGGGGATTGGCAGATGAGATGGCGGAGGCAGAGGCATGACCGGGGATGTCCGCATCATCGAGTCCGAGATCGGGCCGGTCATCCCCCTGGTCGATATCGCGGACCAGCTTCATTATACCTCATCAGGACTGCGGAAAGTCGTCGGGAGACACCCCGGGACGTTCCAGGCCGAGAAAGTTTTCATACCCATTCCCACGGCTCGCGGCCCGCAGAAAGGCTGGTGTCTGACCAGGAAAGGCATGGAAGATCTCATCCTCCTGATCTCTCCTGGATCAGGGACGAAGGCCGGCCTCCTGGAGAAACGGGTGGAGAAGTTCCACATGGGGCCGGCCGCCCCGGCCCTGTCATCCCCACAACCCGATCCGGTGATCACGTACCTGAAACGCAACGCGGAGATTGCGGATATCCTGGTCAAGGGATATGGCTACACAGAGGAGGTTGCCCACCGCCTCGCCATGCAGGACGCGGTCAACAAACACGGGGAGGTTCTGGCACCGTTCAAGGCTCCGGCGCTCTTACCTGCGGCAGATCCGCAGGAGCCGGTTGCCTATGAGCATTGCGAGAGTTGCCTGATCAAAGAGGAGGATCCCGACTTCGACCGGTACTTCTCGCTGCGGAAAATCGCCGAGATCACCCACGAGTCGGAGGACCGGGTCCGCAACATTCTGGAGAAGGAGGGACTGCTCAGCTACCATCACGGCGTCTGGCATCTCACCACGCTCGGCCAGAAGTTCGGCAAGGTTTTCACCCACTACCCGCTTTTCCCGCATCGTCTCACTAAAAAGAATATGATCCGGTGGTCTCCTGCGGCGATCGAGCGTGTGAAAGTCCACTTATCAGCAGGCCAGACGTCCCTGGTGCCAGCTCACGGGTGACCTCCATGCCACACAAGTCATGGAAGGCGAAACATCGCCGCAAAGAGCCCGCAGCACAGCCGGCACCGACCCGACCCGCGGATCCCCTGAGGCTCGAAACCATCATCGAGCGCAAGACCCAGGCCCAGATCTATGAGGACCTGATCCGGAAACATCGCGGGGACGTGCCGGCCCGGGAATGCTGGAACCACCTCGCGGACCGAAGAGAAGCAGCGATCACCACAACACACGGGGCGGAGTTTGCGCGGAGCTGATATCATGCAAGCACTCCAGGCACAACCGCAGACGTCCGCCGAGCTCGCCGCACGGTTCGGGGTTTCGGACAGGCACATCCGCAGAACCATAGCGGACCTCATCCTCGAAAAGAAAGTCAGCAGGCAGCGGGCCGGCCGTGATTTCCTCTACTCGCTTGCTGCGGCGGTGGTGGAGGAGGATGCTGCTACTACTACTATTACGGGTTCAGCGGGAACCGCGGACAATTGCGGACATAATGTCCGCGATCGCGATCTCGGACATACCTCGGACACCGGGGAGACGATCGCGGACATTCGCGGACATGATCGCGGACATGGGAAACCGCAGAACTCGAAGCAGCGGCACCGGATTACGAAACGGACCCCCTCAATGCATGGTCCCGCCGCAAACGGGCCCCCCTGCGGCCCCGGACCCGGCCCCTTAACGCCGTGCGGGGACAGCGGCACCAATCTATGTCCGCAATTCTTCGCAGGGTTCGAGCGGGACATGATCCAGTTCGTACTGTTCGACAAGATATTCAGGGACCTCCTGATGACCCGGGCGGATGAGAGGGGCTGGCAGGTCCGCAAGGTCCACGGCCTGACCTGGATCTATCCGATGAACACCCTCTCGCTCCAGGTGGGGAAAGACACCGTGACATTTTACAGCAGCGAGCCGGGCGACATGTCCGTGATCTCCCGGTGGGTCCAGGACAATTTTGCGGTTGAGTATGGAGACATCAAATCGCTGGTATGCCGGATCAAGTATCCGCAGAACCTCTCGTCAGAAGAGTTGACGGTCGTTGTCAAGCGGCCAGAGACCATTCAGGCAATCCGGACCAGCATCGGGAAATCCATGGTTAACGGCCAGTTCAACCTGCAACACCCGAGCGAAGCCATCCCGGGCCTGAAAATCTACGAGCGGGACAGCACCATGCGGATAGAGTTCATCGTCCACAACCACAAGACTGGGGCCGCTGCGGTCGACATGCGGGAAGAGCTGATGCGGGACCTCCCGAGAATTCACGGGACCCCCGGCCTGTTCTGGGAATTCGTCCAGAAATACTACTCGGCACTCCATCACCCGCTGATTATCGACACGGGGGGCCACGACTTCCTGGCGGCCCTGGACAAGATCACCGGTCACTTCACCGGAGCACTTCGGGACCTTGCCGCCAAGATCCCCGCGGCCCCGACCGGCAGGGAACTGCAGCTCAGGGAACTGAGGGACGCAATTGAAGCCCTGGAAAGCGGCGAGTTGGGAGACATCATCCGGACCTTCAGGGACCTTGCGAACATCGAGGAAACCCCCACCAAAGTATTCCTGGCAGCCTGGGTGATCTGGAACAACCGGCACCGGAAAGGCCGGGTCAACAAGGCCGAGATTGCGGGCATGCTGATGAGGCAGAACGACCCGCTTACCCTGGCACAGATAGCGGACGCTGTCGACCGGTTGAAGATGGTCGGGCTGATGGACGAGAATCCGAAGATTGAGATCTGCTTCTCGGCAGCAGGGCGGGAGATAGCCGAGATTCTGATAGCGAAAAAGGAGGGGATACAGTGAACAGCAGGGAATCAAGGATCGAGAGATGGATTGCGAAACAGAAAATGGGGGCGACGTTCAAGACCGCCGAGCTGGCAAAAGAACTGAATTACGACCCCAAGACGGTCGGCCGGGTCATCGGGAAACAGCCGAACATTAAAGGCCACCACATTAGGGGATCCTGTCATATCTGGGAGGTTGTTGCAACATGACCGAAGAAATTCGGGACTGCCCGACCTGCCGGTACGATGTGCCGATGGAAGAACGGCAGAGGATCGGGCCCAGTGCGCCATTATGCCGGCACCCGGAAGAAGGCGAGCCCGGGTTCTGGGACCGCCGGATTGAGCAGTGCTGGACGCCCCGGGAAGGTGCGGAATGAAACCCGCCAGCTGCAAGGCCAAGGGCCGGGTGCTGCAGAACGAGATCGTGCAGAACCTCCGCACCGCATACCCTGAGCTCGGGGAACCGGACATCCGGCCCGCCATCATGGGGCAGAGCGGTATTGACATCCTCCTGAGCTCCCGTGCGCGGGACCTGTTCCCCTACGCAGTCGAGTGCAAGAACCAGGAGGCCCTGAACATCTGGGAATGCCTGAAACAGGCCGAGGAGAACGGCAAGAAAGAACGGATGGTCCCGCTGCTGGTATTCCGCCGCAACCGTACGAAGACCTACGTGGCGATTGAGTGGACTGAATTCCTGAACCTCGTGACGGCGGTGCAGCGATGAGCTCCTGCAGCAGCGTCCCAACCCAGAAAGAAAAGAAGTGGGGAGTCAAGGACTGCCGGGCGCGGAAATGTCCGGACTTGAGGAAAGACACGACCGGCCCGTTCCCGGAAGATAGCCCGGAACGGTGCCGTGCCCTTGGTGAGGACTATAGCCCGCTGCCCGGGACGTTGTCCTGCTGCATCAAGGACCTGGACGGAATGAAACCCGAGGAGTTCCTCCGACACGTGATATGGTCCCTGCGGGATGCCTGGGAGAAGAAGTTCACCGGCAATCGGAAAACACCCGGGGCGAGGAACTGTCCGGCCGGCTGCCCCTTCAAGATCTCCGAAGAGGGTGAGGTCAGAGACCGGAGCAATAAGGACGACTACTACGCGATGAAGAAAGGACTGATCTGGAAATGCGCCTTTTCCGGTGCCGAGCTCGGTTCAGGTCTCGCGGCATCGTGTCCCTGCCATGTCCTGGACAACCCGGACCAGGAGAAGTATCTCCGGGACTTGCAGACAACGATCAAAATCTATCAGCAGGACGGTTTCGATTATAAGTATCTCGATGTCAGATGCGCAACCTGTTCATGTCCCGACGGGATTCACCGCTGCAAGGACTGGAAGACCTGCCCCGTCATCAAGCTCCCGATAGCGGACATCAAGGAATGCCCGCTCTGGAGGATCCCCGGGACGCTGCTGCCGGCCACGCCCGCGATCGAGGCCCCTGCAAAACCCACGCCGGAGCCGGAACAGAATACCGAAAATAAGCCAGCACCCGAATCACCGGAAGAGAGACTGGCGCGAGGAAAGGCCATCCGCGAGGAGGTCAGGGAAAACCGGGAAGCGATGAAGAGAGTGATGTCGGGGAAATCGTCGGTGAAGAAAGCCAAGAAGGAGAAACCCGAACCTCCGGCCCTGAACGTCCTCTATCTGGAAGACTGCGAGAGCCTGACCAAGCGGATGGAGCCGGAGTCCGTGGACCTCATCTTCACGGACCCGCCATACCCGACCGAGCCGATCGATGAGGATGGCGTGACCCAGTGGGAACGGGCCTACGTCGCCCTGCACCTCATTGCCTGCAAGGTCTTGAAACCATCAGGGTGGCTGATTACCTACGCACCGCAGGCCCACCTGCTCGATATCATGGAGATCCTGGCATACGGGTCCTCCTGGAACATCAACGTACAGGAAACCGGAGGACGCCTGGACTATTTCTGGATCATCCCCTCCATCAACGGGGGAGCCACCTGCAAGGCTCACAAGTGGAACGCCCTCTGCCTGCACAAACCGATCCTTGTATACCAGAAAGCCCCGTTCAAGAGCCCCTCAAAATGTTTCGCTGACGTCGTCCGTGGCAAGAAACAGAAATCACACCATGCATGGCAGCAGAGCGTGCATGACGCAATCGGCATCATCAGCCGGTTCATGGAGATAGGGCAGGTCCTCTATGACCCATACGCCTGCACCGCCACTTCGCTCATCGCTGCAAACCTGCTCGGGATGCAATGGATAGGGGCGGAAATTGACCCGGCAGCCCACGCGATAGGCGTCCGCGAGCTGCAGCAGCGGCCCATGGACCTGTTCACGTTCGGGGGAGAGGTCCCAGAAGCCCCGGCCCCGCGAGAAGTCCGGGAAGAGAGGGACACCAGCCGGCAGGCATCGATCGCGGATCCCGCAAAGGACGCCCGGCCGGTAGAGTGCAAGATCGAGGACCTCACGGAAAAGAAGGAACCGCTCTGCTATTGCACCCCCTGCAAGACCTGGGCGACCTGCACGGCCAAACCGGAGAGCAAGGAGTGCCAGGAGCACCGCAAGCTCCAGGAAGAACCCGAAGAAGAGAAGGGTGGCTGCACCAACTGCGGCCATCACAAGACCAAGAAGACCTTCAAGGAGTCCTGCACGCGGCTCAATGACCTGCTCTGGAAAGGCGGCGAGTATTCAGCCGCCCGGCTCATGGCAGAGGTTGCAGCGGACGGTTGCCTCGGCTGGATCCCGAAGGAAGAGGCGCCGGCAAAGGAGGAGAAGTGCGACATCCATTATTACAGCGGAAAGGACCTCTCACCCTCACTTGGAACCTGCCCGGTAAAATGTCCGTATAGGAACGCGGGAAAATCCTCCTGCAATTTCATGGACCAGCAGTTCCTGCGAATGGAAAGCTGCCCGACCGGAGTGCTCCAGGGCAATGAAGCCGGACAGAAACAGCAGCTGGAGAACATGGCTAGGGCTCTAGCACGGCTGTCTGCACACATCCCCTCGGAAGAACAATGCCAGTGCAATCCCTGTCCGGACGGAGTCATCCGCTGCGGCATTGAAGACGAGAATTGCCCGTTCAGCAAAACCCCATTCTACGATATGGCCCTCTGCCCGATGACGAACCCCCGCAGGGTCCGCCAGATACGAAGGGAGAACCCCGTCAAATTCGTGAGCATCGAGGAGAAGATACCATCAGTTCCCGTGGACACGGCGCCGGCACAACAAAAACCGAACTGCGGAGGCAAACGCCCGGCGCTCAACAGATGCCCGGTTGATTGCCCCGATCGAAGCATCGAGAAGGAAGGGGGATATCCCCAAGGCCGCTGCAAGCAGACTGGAGAAAAACTCCGGGAAATGCAGACCTGCCCGAACGACCCCCCGAAGCCGGCCAAGAAATCAAAGAAGGAGAAACCTCTCGAATGCCACGACCCGTTCCGGAAATTCCTGAACGAGCACCACGAGCAGATCACGACAGGCAAGGACCTCCCGATCGTCCCGCACGTAGTGGAACAGTACAAGCGATTCGACCACCAGGAGCGGCGGGTCAGACTCTTCATCAGTGACGGAAAATTCCCGTTCGGCCCCTGGTGGACCCTCGCACCCTCTGGGATACTGCGATCGGTGAAGAAACCGACCGGAGATCTCAACCAGGGAGAATCATATCCTGACTGCAGATTCAGGTTCGAATGGCATTACGACGACAAGAAAAAGGAGGACTGAAACCCCATGATGAAAATTACCCAGGAACGGCTGGCAGAGTTCTGCAGCATCGTACAGGCACTCGTGCCGGAATGCAAGATGGTGATCACGGAAACCGGATGGAACACCATGGCCGTGGACACCGCGAACGTTGGCATGGTCGTCTGCCATATGCCAAACACCTCCTTCACCGAGTTCACGGTAGAGAAGATCGAGGTCGGCATGGACATGCAGAAGTGGAAAGACCTGCTGAACATCATGAAGGACCCGAAGGGGACCATCACGATAGACCCGATCACTTCAGGTAAACTCCTGATCTCGGACGGCAAATATACTTACACCCACACGCCGCTGGACCCGACCACGATCCGGAAATGGCCAACCATGCCGAGCGTGAAACTGCCATCATCGATCGACATCGACGCCCAGGAATTCGCCGAGTCCATCAAGGCGCTGGCCGTAATCGGGGATAAGGTCCGGTTCACGGCAAAGGGCGAAGTGCTGGAGATGAAAACCGAGGGTGACACCGACAGCCTGGTGAAGGAGCTCAACGTCCCGATCCCAGGAGACTCTCGCACGGAGTCATACACGTCTCTGTTCAGCATCGAGTACCTCAAGGACGTCTCAAAAGCCATGAAGGGCGCCGGGAAAATCACCGTGCATATGGGGAAGGACCACCCGATCCGGTTCGATTTCGACCTGGAAGGAATGGATTGCTCATATTTGCTGGCTCCCAGGATCGAGCAGGAGGAAGCGGCATAATGGCGCTCTCAGTGAAAGTCGCCCTGAAACAGGAGGACGACGCGGAATACGGCCTCATCTGGAAGGCCGAAGTCAAGGACTGGAGCCTGAACGCCCAAGGTGACAGCCTGGAAGAGGTCCTCGCGGTGATGGAGCGGAAGATCATCACCTACCTGCACGAGACATTCGGCACGAAACGGAAGATCTCCGCGAGTGTCGGGCTCGCCAGTGCACGGGTAGAGTTCGAGTGCGAGATCATCACCGGTGATGGCTCCACCCGGGCCCCACTTGAGAAGGTAATGGCAGCGGCAGAGAAGATCACAGACCTTGCGGAAAAGACCGGGAAGTCCCCGCTCACGATCCTCAAAGAGGCGAAGGCGAAACTTTCCGAAGAGAAGAAAAAGAAGGGGGCGCTGGAGTGAACAAGACCGCGATCGAGTGGTGCGATTATACCTGGAACCCGGTCACGGGCTGCAAGCACGACTGCCCGTACTGCTACGCACGAAAGATAGCCGAGCGATTTAAGGGAGGGAAGGCATGGCCCAACGGCTTTGCCCCGACTCTGCATCCAGAACGGATGAACGACCCGATGAGACAGAAGACACCGCAGACAATCTTCGTATGCTCGATGGCGGATCTGTTCGGCACCTGGGTACCGGACGGATGGATTCACACGGTCTTCATGGCAATGCTTCGGGCTCCGCAGCATAGGTACATCATGCTGACGAAGGATCCGAATCGAGCCGGGCATCGTTTCATGGACAACTTCTATTCATTCGGTGAGAAACTGCTCCCCTCAAAAATCCCGCGGAACTGGTGGATTGGAGCAAGCGTCGAGTCCTCGCGATATACCGGGCGAATTGACGATCTGCGAAGGATCCCAACCGGCAACCTCTTCGTCTCTTTCGAGCCTCTGCTCGGCCCGGTCGATTCGGAAGACTTCCCTCTCGATCTAAAAGGAATTGCACAGGTCATCGTGGGTGCGCAGACCAATCCAACAGTTATCCCCCCGTCGAATGCAATCAGCGATATCGTGAAAACCGCGAAAAACCAGAATGCTCTGGTCTTCTTCAAGGACTCGATGAACGGTGTACCCTGGCCTGGACAAAGCACGTTTGTGAACGTTCACGATCTCGCATGGCCGCTGCGGAAAGAGGTGAGCGCTTGAGCCCCCACGCCCTCCGCCCTCACTGCATCGTCTGCGGCGCGAAACTCCCACACATGTCCCGGAAGGAAGCGATCGAGAAAGGCATGGCTGCGGAGGTGCAGGTGGACAAAGGCCCGGCGCGAACCTTCTACCGCTGCATCGGCCGGCACAGCACCGAAGAATTCCTGCAGGCGATCGGGCTCGTGCCGAAGTTCGTCCGGGCCGGGAGCTGCAAATGATAGAAGAACAATTGATAGCTTACGCCAGTTATCTTCAATGGATCCGCACAAATCCTCCGATCGTTGAAGAGGCACAATTCTGGATGGATATCGAGATGATGGTGCGACCATGACCTGCCGATATCAGGACTGTTACCTCTGCCCGATGGAGGGAAAGAAAACGTTCACGGATGGCCTGTCACATGAAGACAGAATGCTCGCCATGCGCTCGATAGAAGGAGGCTGCGTAAGAATCGGGATGTTCAGAATCCAGCCCCGGCGGACTTCATCATGACCCACCATATCTGCAGGGACTGCCGGAAACCCTACGAGCGGGATCCCGCGGTCCAGGAGCGATGGAACCGGACGCGGCCCGAGACCGAGGGCCTCTGCCTTGACTGCATCGGGCGACTCGCAACGGACAAAGCCATGGAGGAACCATGAAGACGCTCTTCGATTACTCGCAGCCGGACCCGCAGCAGGAGCACAGTGTCCCGGTCGGCCCGGTCCCGATCCGGAACTGGCCCCTGGCACTCAGCACGGCCCGAGAATGTCTCGGGAGATACGGTCATGCCCTCCCGGTGAGCAACGGGAGCGAGGACCGGCCGGCCTCTGGCGAGTGGAACGGGAGGTGACGTAGATGGCAGATGAGCAGCAGCAGAACCCGAAAGGCCGATGGGGCACCACAAAGACCGGCCAGCAGGTCCACTTCTTCGTACGGCGCTCCGATAATGGCAATTGCGAGAGCCTCTGCGGCCGTATGAAAAACTATGATGAAGCCGTCAATACCAGGCTTGGCATGGAGCACTGGGATCCTGGTGACCCCAGAACCTGCAAGACGTGCCTGTCACTCATGAGGTGGGTCGAGAAAATAAAAAAATAATCAATCTTTCTTTTCCAATCTACGAATCGCCATCTCGGTGGCAAGGCAAGACTGGAGTGTCACAGCCAGTCCCATTGTTGTAAATGCAAGTCCTGCTAAGGCAATCTTGACAGTCAGATCTTCAAATCCCAATATCCCAACACCGAACACAAATGAATATCCTACACAACCGATGGCAACCGCGATTCGGAATCCATCAAAAGCCGTGAATCCTTTATACGTCATGAAATTGGATTCGGATTATGAGCATATAAAGATGATATATTTTTAACACTTCCCAGACTTTTTAGAGTTTCAGCATTTTCGGCAGTTCTGGGTGTTTTAGAACTTCCTGAAGGTCGTCCTTGCTTATCTGCACTCTCCTGCCACCACTCTTTTGTAATACTCCGGCCCGCGAGCCGGGGAAGAGTTGTACAACTTATGGCGGATTTCAACCCAGAAGACCTTGACCTTCGAATCTCGGAGGTCTGGATGCGGTCCCTCACCGGATCGGCATTCAACAGCATGACGGACCCGCACGAAGACGAGCCCGTGATCGAGATCTCGACCGCAGAGATCGAGCAGTTCGGGGCGGCCGGCAAGGACAAGATCAACTACCTCGTCGAAGCAGACCTCTCGAAGCTGCCGTTCAAGGCCGGCCTCCTGACCAGTGTTGCGTGGGATCCCGTGAAGTATCCCGGCAAACGCCTCCTCTACCAGGCCGACCTCGCCTCAGTCCAGCAGGTCAAGTGGAGGAACCGCTGCTACTACCTGCCGCGCTACAAGTACATGCGCCGCCCGGACGACCCGAAAACCCGGTATATCGATGAGGGCGAACACGAGCTCGAGATCATGGTCCAGCTCACCAACATCACCACGAACTGGCAGCACGACGGTGAGACATATACGGCCTTCACCGAGCACCCCCGGATCGGCGACATGGTCACCCGGAAGATCAAGGTCATCGTGACGGAGTGATCGGGCATGGCACTCTACGGCCCCAAGATCCCGGAGACGTTCGAGGCTACCAAGTACCCGGACGGCTCCTATGTCGTCACTCGGGACGGCAAGCCGGTCATCATTCCTGGCCCCGAGTTCGAGGCCAAATATGTCCCTTTTGTGCAGCAGGGGTGACGATGGCAGACCATCCGTCCGTCACGGCATCAGCAATCCCCCCGTCATCGGGCGGCCACTGGGAAGGCGAATACTGGGTCGATGGCGACTACCGCGTGCACCGGAAATGGTGCGACCACTACCCGCAGTACTACGGCCCGTGTGCAATTGACCCGGACCATGGCCAGGGAGATATCGAGCTGGACGACGCCCTTGCAAAAGCCCTTGCCAAAATCGACGGGTACGGTGGCGTGGGGTCCACCAGCGGAGAACGGCACTGCTTCCAGGCAGCGTTCCTCCTGGCACACAACTTTGTCGAATCCTCGGCAGACATCCCCCCCGTCCCCAAATTCTGGCTTGACGAGGCCCACTACTGGATGAGCGGCATCACTGCAGGGCGACTCCTGAAAAAACAGAAGACCGCAGAGCAGAAGCAGGAGGTTGCGGAGACCGCCCTCGAAACCCTCACAACCTGGGGCGGCCTCATCTGGTCGAACAAGGAGACCAGGGCAAAAGTCGCCGGTCTCGTGACCTCCGCACTCGTGGCCGGGGGGATTGCCATCCCGCCGCTCGTGCAGGCCATCCTGAACTTCATGGGGGCGACGTAAGAATGTCCCGGGCCGACAAGGTCGCGTATGCCATCTGCATCATCGTGATCGTTGCCGGCCTGGTCTATCTCTGGAGGTATTGCAAGTGAACAACAACGGGGCCGCGTTCCACTCGGAAAGACACATCCTTTCAGGGATCCATTCTCCCGCTCATCCCGGGCCGGCCCCATTCCCCCAACGGCAGCAGTTTCCATCATCCACCTTATCACGCTGCTGCCTGCGGGGATTTTATCACTCTCAAACGGCTGCCAGAGGGTCACCGGGCTCACTGTCGTCCCGGGGCAGCCAGTCACCCGGCCGGGTAATAATCGTACAGAATCGTGAATGCCATGCCTCAGGTACTCGATTTCATAATCTAACCTCCGTGAAGGGAACCCTCTCAAGTCTCTCATCATCCGGGATAATTGAGCATCAATAAACTCCCCAGGCCGGGACCGATCACCTCCTGAAAAAACAAAACCGCCGTAGCTCAGTCAGGTAGAGCGCCTCGTCCCTACTATGTGGGGGAGGACGTCGCGAGTTCAAATCTCGCTGGCGGTATCAATGAACACGCTCCAGGGCCCCACCCTTTCAGATGCAAAAGGCGAGCGGCGGATCCGCAAACTGGAAGACACCCGGCTCAACATCTGGGTCGCCATCCTTGCCGCCATGGACAAGGTGGGCTGCATCGACCACGAGATCGCGGTGCTCCGCGAGGACCTTGAGGTGGGGCGGCTGCAGGCCCTGGTGGACCGGCCGGACCTGGGCGAGCTCAGGAAGGAGGCGTGGCTGTGAAAAAAAAGGAACTGAAAAACGTCCCGATCACCTCCCTGGTCCCATACCAGAAGAAACTCCACGACACGAGCAAGGCGGTTCCCGATATCGCCCACTCCCTGGAAAAATTCGAGTACGTCAAGATCTCGGTCGTTGTCGATGAAAACCTGCAGGTCATCTGCGGACAGGGCGTCCTGAAAGCGATGGAGGAGATCGGGTGGGAAAAAGTCCCGGAGGTCACCCAGGTCATCGGAATGCCCGAGACGCTCAAGCGGGAATACCGGATAGCGGATAACCAGGCTGGCAGCCGCTCGAAATGGAACCCCGAAGACCTCCTCAAGGAAATCGAAGAGATCAAGCTCGATGACCCGGCCTTCCAGGTGGACGACATCGCGTTTGACCAGCGGGACCTGGACCAGATGCTCCACGACCTGGAAGACGAGAAGACCGAAGAGGACGACTTCGACCCCGCCACCATCCGGCCCACGGACATCAAGTACGGCGATATCTATCAGCTGGGTCCCCACCGGCTCATGTGTGGGGATGCCACAAAACCCGAGGACCTGCAGAAGCTCCTGGACGGCCGTCAGACTCACCTGGTCTTCACGGATCCCCCGTATAACGTCGACTATACCGGCAAGACAAAGGACGCCCTCAAAATCGCCAACGACCACATGACCGAGTCGGAATTCTATAAGTTCCTGCTGCAGGCGTACCGGTGCATGTTCGACGCCTGCATGCCCGGGGCCCCCATCTATGTCTGCCATTCGGACTCTGAAACCCTCGCCTTCCGGCAGGCGTTCAAGGAAGCCGGCTGGGAGCTGAAGCAGTGCATCATCTGGGTGAAAGACCAGTTCGTTCTCGGCCGGCAGGACTACCACTGGCAGCACGAGCCCATCCTGGAAGGATGCAAGGGGCACGAGCCGGTCCTTTACGGGTGGAAAGGTGGCAAGGCCCACCGCTGGTTCGGAGGCCGGAACAAGAGCACAGTCTGGGAAATCCCGAAGCCTGCCCGTAATGCCGAACACCCGACAATGAAACCGATCGAGCTGGTGGCCCGGGCCGTGAAGAACTCCTCGGTCAAGGGCAACGTGGTCCTGGACCCGTTCGGGGGCCTCGGGTCCACTCTCATGGCCTGCGAACAGACCGGCCGGATCTGCTGCACGAGCGAGCTGGGCCCGCACTACTGCCAGGGCATCATTGACCGATGGGAAAAATTCACTGGCAAGACTGCGGAGAAGGTCGCCTGATGGTCCGGAAGAAACCCGCCGCGAAGAAGAAGACGGCGCCGGCAAAAATCAGGAAGACCCGGGGCGCACCGACCAAGTACGACCCCGACATTCACCCGATAAAAGGGTGGACCCTGGCACAGAAAGGCTGCATCAACAAAGAGATCGCGGCCGGACTCAGAATTTCAACAGCCACGCTCGCCTCCTGGGTAAAAAAATTCCCGGAATTCCTGAGTGCCATTAAGGAGGGCAAGGAAGTCGCGGATGGAAAGGTCGCCAAGGCCCTGTATAAACGGGCGATCGGGTATAAGATTCCCGAGAAGAAAGTCACCCAGAACGCCGACGGGAGTATCCGGAAAGAAGTCACCGAGAAAGAAATCAGCCCTGACGTCACCGCGATCAAGTTCTGGCTTACCAACCGGGACCCGGAGAACTGGAAGGACAAGGTCGACCACGAGATCGGTGGCAAGGACGGGAAACCCATCGCGGTCAAGGTCCTCCGCGGCGTTAGCATGGAGGACCTATGAGCATGGCCGCCCCCGCCCCCTCATCCCCCTGGGTGATCGTCGAGCTCCCGGAAGGTGCAGCGCAGGGGTTCCAGCCATACGGCGGCGGTCTCGCGCTCTGGAAATACAAAGGCCCTGAAGTCATCATCAGCGGCCCGGCCGAGACTGGCAAGACCCGCACGGCCCTGGAAAAACTCGACACGCTCCTTTGGAAATACCCGGGATCGCAGGCAATCATCGTCCGGAAAACCTACAAGAGCCTGAAGACTTCGGTGCTCCTGACCTACGAGCGCAAGGTCCTCGGGGCCTGGAACAAAGACGGCACCACCACGATCCGGGACGACGCGGGGCGGGTCATCAAGACGCTCAAGGGGGCATTCGACCAGAGCAAAACCCCGGTCGTGAAACTCGGAGGGGAGCACGTTGAGGGATACGTGTACCCGAACGGCAGCCGCATCTTCCTCGGGGGCATGGACGTACCGCAGAAGGTCCTCTCGTCCGAATGGGATTTCGTCTATGTCAACCAGGCGGAAGAGCTCGACCTCAACGATTGGGAAATCATCAGCACCAGGACCACGGGCCGGGCGGGAAACTCTCCTTATGCCCAGATGATAGCGGACTGCAACCCGGACCGCCCCACCCACTGGATCCTCTCCCGCCCCACGCTCAAGGTAATCGAGAGCCGGCATGAAGACAATCCGACGCTGTTCAACCAGGTAACCGGGGCCATCACCGAGCAGGGCAAGCGCACACTGGCGGTCCTTGATGCACTCACGGGCGTCAGGAAACTCCGGCTCCGACACGGCAAATGGGTAGCTGCGGAAGGTGTCGTGTACGAAGACTGGGACCGGTCCATCCACCTCATTGACCCGTTCCCGATTCCGGACACCTGGATCCGCATTCGGGCGATCGACTTCGGGTATACCAACCCGTTCGTCTGTCAATGGTTGGCGATCGACGGCGACGGCCGGATCTATCTCTATCGGGAGATCTACATGAGCCGGCTTCTGGTGGAGGACGCAGCGGCACAGATCAACACGCTGTCATGCGCAGGACCGTCAAAGGTAGCCGTCACATGCCCCGTGTGTGGCACCCCCAACAAACCCGGGGTTGACCATTGCGAGAACTGCGGTCAACCGTGGATGGAAGATATCTACGCGACAATCGCCGACCACGACGCAGAAGACAGGGCAACCCTTGAGCGGCACGGGATCCCCACCGTTGCTGCGATGAAGGCAGTTTCCCCGGGTATCCAGGCAGTCCAGTCCCGGCTCCGGAAAGCCGGTGATGGCAAGCCCCGCCTCTTCGTCTTTCGTGGTGCCCTTGTCGATGTGGACCCGACCCTCCGCGAGGCCCACAAACCGGTATGCACCGAGGAAGAATGGGACTCGTATATCTGGAGACCGACGACGAGCGGCCCGAACAAGGAAGAACCGCTCAAGAAAGACGATCACGGGATGGACACGCTCCGTTATGCGGTCGCGTTCGTCGATGGCGTGACGGCCGGAGACGAGACAACAGAAGAGACTGTGACGGTGTTTGACGATGACGGAAGCGGGTATGGCGGGATCAGTCCCGTATGAAATCCGGGCGAAATCTCCCGGCGAAATCACAAATCCGGGCAAGGATTGAAGGTATTTGACCATGACAGGACACTTTGAAAACGGAAGATGGATTGAGGATCCGGCCCCCGCGAAGGCAGGCGCCGGGCAGATAGATATGCACGTTAAGGTGCATGTGGACGACAGCGAACTGCGGGAACTCCGCGAGGTGCTTGATGGCATCCGGGACGTAATGAGCCCCCCCACAACATTCTGGGGGCGGGTCCGATGGCTCCTGTTCGGGGGTGAAATACGATGAAACCCAACGTCGATGCACTCGTGAAGCAGGTCCAGAACCTGACCGAAGCGGTACAGATCAGCGAGCGCAACCAGGAATACCTCCAGGAGAATCTCACGGTCCTGGAACAGCAGCTGACCGAACAAGGGTGGGAACGCATCGGATCCGGATATTCCCGCGACTTCACCGAACGGGCCCGCGTCAACCTGTATGACTCCGCCCGGATCTACTGGCTGAAGAACCCCCTGATCCGGAGGGCCGAGCTCGTCCAGGCGCTCTACGTCTTCGCGCAGGGCATGACCGTCAAGGGCGACCATGAGACTGTCGATGCCGTAGTCCAGAAGTTCATTGCCGACCGGCAGAACTACAACGCCTTCACCGGGCACCAGGCGTGGATGACCAACGAAGCGGTCCTCACGCTGTCAGGCAATCTCTTCTTCATCCTGTTCACGAACGAGAGCACGGGCCGGGTCATCGTCCGGCAGATCCCCCTCTACGAGATCTCGGACATCATCACCGATCCGGAAGACAGCACGATGCCATGGTTTTACAAGAGAACCTACACCATCAACGAGTTCAACGCCCTGACCGGTATCGTCACGCCAAAGTCCGCGATCGCCTACTATCCCGACTGGAGACACAACCCGAAAGACCGACCGGACACCATCGGAGGCAACCCGGTACACTGGGACGCCCCGGTCTACCACGTCAAGGTCAACTGCCTGCCGGACATGAAGTTCGGTGTCTCGGAAGTCTATAGCTGTCTCGATTGGGCGAAGGCATACAAGACGCACCTGGAGAACGGGAACAAGATCTGGCAGGCCCTCGCATCGTTCGCGTTCCGGATGACCACGAAAGGCGGGTCGAACGCAATCACAGCGGCAGCCTCGAAGATCAGGGGGCTCATCGGCAAACCAGACGGAACCACAACCACGCCCGACAAGCGGCCAGTGGCATCAACGTTCACCAGCGGGGAAAGCGTCAAGCTCGAACCGTTCAAGACATCCGGCATGACAATCAGCATGGAAGACGCCCGGGCCCATCGGCTCATGATCTGTTCGGGGTCTGGCATTCCCGACCACATCGAGAGCGGCGACCCGAGCACCGGCAACCTCGCCACGTCCACTACCATGGAGCGGCCGCTCGAACTCCAGTTCCTGAACCGTCAGCAGCTCTGGATCGATATCTGGCAGGACATCCTCGAATACGTCATCGATCAGGCTATCCGGGCACCGAAAGGGCCTCTGGAGGGCGAGGAAGAAATCGATGAGTATACTGATGAAGTCCGGTGGGTCCTCAATGGAGAGGAGAACCCGGAGAATCCGGAAGACGGCACCGAACCAATACCCCGCACGATCACGATAGCATTCCCGCCGCTCCTGGAGCACGACCAGCTTCAGACCGTGCAGGCCATCATCGCAGGAGCAACCGCGGACGGCAAACCTCTGGCGGGCACCATGGACCTCAAAACACTCACGCAGTTGATCTTCAAAGCGCTGAAAGTCCCGAACGCAGACGAGAAGATTGACGAGCTGTTCCCGGAGGGGTCAGGACTGGTCATGCAAACCGCTTTCACCACGCAGCAGCAGGCCAACGCAGCAGCGCAGGCCCTTGCCCTGGCACAGCAGCCACGGGCGCCCCCGTATCCTCCCTCTGACGAGGAAGAGTGGGGGTCGGTCAAGGGTAGGAACGTTGACGTACCTGCAGGAGGAGTCCAGGAGGCCTTTGGTGGCGTGAGAGGGATACCATTCGACATTGAGAACTCGCAGGCATATCGGGAGAGCTCGGCCGCTCTGATCGCAGCCCGCAGGAAGTTCACAGACGCGATCATGAAAGGCATCGAAGAGCATTACCCGGTCGAGGAGGGATCCTGAAGTGGTCCCCCCGCCCGAAACCCTGGAGCGCATCATCGCGACCGCAGCGGAGACACTCAAGCAAGATAGCATCTCGGCCCTCACCCGGAACGCAGTGGTCGCATCGGTCGAGGGGCAGGAGCATGGGGCCGCCACGCTCGGGATCTCGCTGAACTTCAACCTCGTCAATTCCTACGCGGTCCAAAAAGCCGTCGAGTATCGGGACCTGCTCGTGAGAAAGGGCGGGTCCATGATTGGCGGAGAGTTCAAGCCCTGGTTGAAAGACGCGATCGCAGCGGACCGCAAGGCTATCACGGACATCGTCACCGATGCCATCAAAAACGGCACACCCCGCAGGGACGTCCGCAAGCAGCTCGAAACGGTGTTCACAGCACAGGAGCACAACAGCGGTCTTGTCGCATACCAGGAGACCCGCCGGCTCCTGACCGACGGCTCGTTCGACCGGTGGGAAGGCGAGGGAATACAGGAAGGGACCTGGATCCATCTGGACCCGCAGATCAACCCCCGGCCGGAGCACCAGGCCCGCCACGGCAGGAGGTATGCACTGACCGACCCGATCTGGAACGACCTCGACGAATACAACTGTCACTGTTCATGCGAGCCGGTGATCCCGGCAGCAGGGAGCGCATAATGGCAAAAGGCAACCCGACCGGCAATAAGGCAAGCCTCCCCTATCCTGCATTAAGCGAGGAGGAACAGATCCTGATCCTCCGGCTCGCCCGGTACCGTGAATCATTCTCACACGAGGATATCGCCAGAACCCTGAACGATGTCTTCAAAGAGCACAACCATGGGTGCCGGACCAGGGACGGCGTCAAGAAGTTCATCGCAAAAAAGGAGAAGGAGGTGCAGAGTGGGCCCGTGCAAGCCAAAGCCGCGTAAGTAACCCCCTTTTTTTTATCATTGCTTTTTCCGCAGGTCCTGCAGCTCGTCCAGGAGCCGGTTAAGGAGGCTATCATCACTCTCGCGACCCTTCCGCTCTTCATCGTATCGGGCCTTCGTGCCAGGGAACACTCGCATGCTGGACGGTTTATCGGTACTCATAAATTTATTTTAAATTTTGATAATATAAGGAACTACGCGCTCCCCATCACCGGCCATGTGCCGGGCGGATTCCTCAAGAGTGTAGATATCATCACGGATTTCACCGTCGCTGATAATCAGCCAGACCTTCTTCTCCATGCTCATATATTCAGTATACGGCATATATGAAAGTGCTGGAATTCCGGGCCCTGTTTTTATCGAGCCCCTATAAGGAACTCAGTTACAAATATAGTAATGCCACAAGATCCGGGCCAGAATTCCACTATTCTCAACAGCAGCCGCCCGGCTCCGGCATTCGCTCACGACCGGCCGAACGACCACGTGATCAACGTATCCGAGTCCGACAAAGGACAGGAGTCTGGCAATGTGACAGATTTTGAAACATTTGTTGAAGCGGCTACCGAAGGACAGCAGCCGAACTTCATTGACAAGAACGGCAATGCCCTGGTTAAAATCATCAAGCCGGGGTGGGGATCAAGCGGGTATTACAAGGAAGCCGCCCTTGAGCGTGACGGTCCGAAGGTCTACGCCTACGGCACCCACATGCACATGGATCACCCCACCGCCATTGATGAAAAGGCCCGCCCCGAACGGAGTCTGACCACGCTTGCCAGTGTCATCACGAACCCGGGGAAATACCTCAAGAACGGCCCGAAAGGGGAAGGCGTGTATGCAGAAGTGCATGTCTTCAAGCCGTACCGCGAGGCCCTGAACGAGATGGCACCGTTTATCGGGCTCTCCCATCGTGCAATCGGGCAGGGGAAGACCGGAACCATCGAAGGTCGAACAGGAAAAATTATCGAATCGCTCCAGAAGTGCCTGTCGGTCGACTGGGTCACGCTCCCCGGCGCAGGGGGTAGCGTTGTGCAGATGATCGAGGCATGGAGAATCGAACACGAACCGCCCGCAGACCACGAAACGATCATCGAAAACCAAGAGGAAATCATGGGAAACGACAAGGAAACCGTAATCACGGTAGAATCGCTCCGCAAGACCAACCCCGGGCTCTTCACCGAGCTCAAGGAATCTGTCCTGCAGGAGATCCAGGCATCCGAGGCCCACAAGCAGAAAGAGGCCGATGCCGCGAAGGTCCTGAAAGAGAACCAGGACATGAAGGTTGAACTCGACCGGCTCCGAGAGGCCCAGGTCATCCAGGAGTCTGGCAAGATAGTGATTAAGGCCTTGGAGAAGTCCACGCTGCCGGAGATCACCAAGACCCGGCTCATCGAGACCGTCCCCCGGCTTGCCCGGATGAAAGACGGCAAGCTCGATGAAGCCGCATTCACCGCAGCCGTCACCGAGGCCATCAAGACCGAGACCGACTACGTGGCAAAGCTCACCGAGTCCGGCAAGGTCAAGGGTATGGGCGGAGGGAATGGCGGATCCGGAAACGGTGGTGCCTCAAAGCTCAAGGAATCGTTCATCAAGGCATTCCGCGGCCAGGGCAAATCCCAGAAGGACGCCGAGATGATGGCAGAAATTGCCGTCAACGGGAGGTAAAGGATCATGGCAACACAGTATCCAGCAACCGGCCGGGTGGCCGGAGAAGAGGGATCGATCAGTGATCAGGGTCGCTATGTGACCTTTGTTGAGAGCGATCTCGTGCATCCAACCCACACGGACGGACTCGCGGACAAGGGAGACCCGGTCAACATCGGGAACATTGTCGGAGTGGTTGACTCAGCAAGTCCGACCGCAGCAACCGATCTCGTCACAGTAGACACCGAAGGTATCTGGTATCTCAATGTCGTCGCATCCGATGACGCGGGCACCAGCGCAGTGGTCCTTGGCGATCAGCTCTTCATCGCCTCTGGAATCATCAGCAAGAAAGCCGGTGGCATCCCGTTCGGCAAGGCGATGGGGGCACTCACCGGATCCGGAACCGCGGCGCTCTGTGCCGTAAAGGTCCACCAGGAAGACCCCGTCACTTCACTCAGTGGCCGCAAGTTCACGGTCTCGATGCCATTCGCCGCAGCAGACGTCACTGCGGGCAAAGGATTCTTCATCGCACCTGCGGCCTGCAGGGTCGTATCAGCCTATGAGGCACACGGAACCGTTGCAGGGCAGGCCGGCACGCTCCAGATCGAGAAGTGCAATACCGGCGAGGCAAAGACTGCCGGCGATGTGGTCCTTGCATCCGCATTTGATCTCACATCTACTATCAACACCCCTGTCTCGACGGCAGCTGTCGCAGATGGCAAAGAACTGCTTGTAGCAGGGGACCAGCTTCGGCTCAACCTCGCAAGCGGTGCCGCAACGAGCCTGGCAGACGCGGTCATCACCGTACTGATGCAGTGGCTCTGAGGAGGACAACATGGCAGAATTTATGGAAATGATGAAGGAAGGATGGGAGGGTTTCTCATCCGTCCGTGAGGCAGGCATTGACGAGTCCGCAATCTCGGAAGCGCTCGACCTGCTCACCAACGCGAACCGCATGCCGGCCCACCGGCACGAATACCTGGTCAAGGAAGCAATCGCAACGACTGACTTCCCGACCCTGCTCGGCAACATCATCGATCGCCAGCTGATCGCCAACTACAAGCTCCCGAGCACCATCACCGAGTGGCGGCAGTACATCAAGGTCGCACCCGGCGGGGTTCCCGACTTCAACGATGTCGAACGCAACCGCGTCGATGGCGTGGACCAGCGCCTTCTCCCGGTATCGGACGGTGTATTCCAGCCGGCGAAACCGAGCACCACCCAGTACAAATATCACCTGAACACCTACGGGCGGGTCTTTGAGATCACCCGGAAGGCACTGATCAACGACGCCATGGGAGCCTTCGCGGACATCCCCACCCGGTTCGCCCGTGCAGCTCTCCGGACCGAGGCATACTTCGCCACCAACCTGTTCTGCACTGCATCCGGCCCGAGGTCCACGTTCTTCGGCGCATCCATCGTGGATGCCGGCCAGACCATCACCAACCTGGGAGCACTCCCGCTGACCATCGGCAACCTTGAGACCACGCTCACCCTGATGAGCCAGCAGGTTGACCCCCAGGGCGAGGCAATCGAGATCGAAGGCACCCACCTGGTTGTCCCTCCCGCGCTCTACCTGACGGCAAAGTCCATCCTGACCTCAACGTCGAAATTCTACGTTGATGTCCAGGGCGGCGCCGGCGCGTCGATCGTGGCCTACCCGACCGCCAACGTCATCAGCGATCTCCCGATCGTGCTGCACAAGAACCCGACCCTGAAAACCATCGACGTCGGCGGCAAGGTTGACACCACCTGGTATCTCCTCGCAGACCCGGCAGAAGGTGCGGCAATGGAAGTCGGATTCCTCCGCGGCCAGGAATCCCCTGAGATCTGCATAAAGGCATCCGACAAGGCATCCACCAGCGGAGGCGTCATGTCTCCGTTCTCCGGGGACTTCGCGTCCGACAAGATCGCCTACCGCGTCCGCCACGACATGGGCGGCGCCACCATGGACCCGCGGCTTGCATACGCGCAGACAGGGTCGTAATCTCATCTCTTTTTGACGGAGGGATGAGATGGCAAACTGCAACGTAAGGACGTTCGAAGGGGCGACCGCGGCAGCCGACGCAGAGACGTTCATCGAGACACTGGAGGAGACCAAACTCCTCGCTCTCACCAGCTGGACGGCTGCAAACGTACCTGCCATAATGGTCGTCTACAAGACGTGAGGTTCCTGATGGATCTGACACCAGTGACGAGAGAGGAGGAATTCCTTCAGGCTATCCTGGAACAGCAACAGGAGACCAACCGCCTCCTGCGTGAGCTCGCACCGGCCAAACCCCGGGAGGAGATCCTGGAAGAACCCGCACGCCCGCAGCACAAGGGGAAACGATGACTCACACGTACGACCTCACAACCGCGATAGGGCAGGTCCGCCGCATCCTGGGCAAACTCGAAACGGTATCCACTACCGCTCTCTTCACTGACGAAGAGATCACCCAGGAACTCACCGAGCAGGGCGACGTCGTCAAACTCGCGGCTGCAAACCTGCTCGACATCAAAGCCTCCTACATCTCCGAGAAGAAGAAGTCCACCACGATCGGGAAGTATTCGATCAACGGGCCGGCAATGGCTGCGGACCTCCGCAAACACGCCGAGATGCTGCGCCAGGAAGTCGAGAACGGCACCAGTGGAACGGCGTTTGACGTTGCCACCCTCGATGAGGAGTGTGAGTATTGATGGCCCCCGAACCAGTGAACGAGATCACCTGCACGGGCCATCAGGAACTCCGCGACATCGTCATCGAGACGCGGAATGACGTGAAGCACATCCTGAGAGCTCTGGAGAAAGGCGATCAGAGGATGGACACCATGGACACCGAGATCACCACGCTGAAAGGCAAGGAGGAGGCCCGGACGGCCGAGTCCAGGACAACCGCCCGCGACGCCGGGATCGTTGCTACCGTGATCAGTATTGCGATCGGAGTTGTTGGGTTTATCTGGAGGGGCTGATGGGCGAGATTGACGACATCCTCAACGACACGATCACGATCGAGCCTTACACCGGCATGGACGTGAACGGGGACCGCACCTACGGAACCGCCGTCACCTACCCTGCCTTCGTCTCGCAGCGGATCAAGATCGTCAAGAACCAGCAGGGTGAGAATGCCGTCAGCAACGTCAGCGTCATGCTTGACGGGGCGGTGGTCCTCGACCGCATGTGCCGGGACCGGATCACCATTGACCCCGGCACCGCATACGCATCACAGCCGGTGATCCTTGCCATGGAAGACGCCAAGGACGGCGACGGGACACGCATCTATTGGGAGGTATCGACGTGAGCCACAGCGACCAATGGTACGGGTCGGTCTCCTATATCGAGGACACCCTTTCCGACGTTTCAGCCGGGTTTTCCCTCATGGAACGCTGGAACACTCCGACAACGAAGTTCGAGCTCACCGGTACCAAGGAAGTGATGGCGAACCTCTCGCACATCCTGGTCGTTGCCGAACAGGCAGCATATGATCGACTTGGCCTGAACTGCGAGAGGATACTCGTGGAATCCGATAAGGAAGTCCCGGTTGACATGACCTACGAGACCCGCAACGTGATCAGGGCCCGGACCAGTAGAAGCAAGAGCAAAACCCGGCAATGGACCATCCCTAGCAGTATGCAATGGGCTGGTAACGCCGGAAAAGTCATGGTCAAGGTCCGCGGTCGGATGAAAGGCGGCTGGCTGAAATCCACCGGGACCGTCGAAAAAGTCCCCGAGATCAACGGGTATCGTGTAGGCTACAACACCCCATACGCCCACAGGCAGCACGAGGACCTGACGTACCGGCACACCCGCCCAGGAGCGAAAGCCAAGTATCTGGAGGATCCCGCCATGAGGATCGCGCCGACCATCGCTGCGGATATCGCAGAAGCGCTCAAGGGGTTCCTCCTATGACTGCCGAATCGGATATCGCCGTGTATCTCGCAGCCAAAGGGCGGGGCACGCTCGCCAGCACGATCTTCGTCAACGACAAACCCGCATCCCCGGACGCCGTGATCTGCATTTTCGGGTATGCGGGCCAGGCGCCGGAATGGACCAACACCAACAAGTACGACCAACCGAGCGTGCAGGTCCTGGTCCGTGGTGCCAAGAACGGCGCCGGAGCCGCGAGAACCTTGATCGAGAACATCTACAAGGACCTCGATGGCGTGACCAACACGACCATCAACGGCACGTACTACCAGCGCATCGAGGCCGCCCAGTCGGGCCCGAACCCGATGGGCAAGGATGAGCTCGGACGTACGGAGTACGTCTGGAACTTCTACACATCAAAAACGAGGTAACAAAACATGGGAGAACAGGCTGAATCAGCGGCAGGCTACCACGTCATCTGGGGAACCAGTTACATCGGGGAGACTGTCGATCCGAAAATGCCGGATGAGACCAGGAACATGGTCGACAACACCACCCACGACGCCCTCGCGGCGAATGGCGGGTATGAAACGAAGAGCAAGGGGACCATCACGCAGAGCGACGGCTCGATCAAGATCTACTACATCGGCTCAACCGTCCACAAATCCCTCAGGACCGACTTCCTTGCAGGAACCGAGCGGACCGTTTACTTCATACGGCCCTCCGGGGGGGCACTTGCATTCACGTGCAAGAAATGCACCGCTATCATCTCGAAGATGAGCGAGCCCATCGACAAGAAGGGCAACATCACCTGGGAACTGGCCATCACCCCGACATCGGGGCAGACAGATGTCGAGACCGCAGCAGCTGGCCTCACGACACCGTTCTTCGCGATCGCTGACGACGACACGCCCGCGAACGCCATCACGCCGGTACCCGCAGCAGCAGCGGCCGTGTATGCATATGAGGTCGAGCTCTACAGCGACAACGCCACGTTCACGGTAACCCCGACCGCAGCAGTTGGCTCGATCTACGTGGACGGGACAGTAGTCGTGTCCGGTGCAGCGTCGGGAGCCATCACGTCACCTGCAGCAGGGAAAAAGAAGTACCTCCCGATCGTGGTCTTCGAGACCAGCAAGTGCCCGAAGCCGTACCTGCTCATCGTGAAGAGGGGCCCGGTTGCAAAACCCGTGTGAGGTGACCCGTGACTGACCGATCCGTTCCGATCCAGCTGGACAAACTCCGGCATCTCCGGTTCCAGTTCAACGACATCGCAGACATGCAGGCAGTGTCGCCCGGGATCTTTGACAAGGACCTTACCGACTTCTCGGTCGTCCGGACCTACCTCTGGGGTGGTCTCAGGCACGAAGACAAGGACCTGCAGCCGTGGCCGGCGGGCGAGAAGAAGATCGGCGAGATTGTCGAGGCACTCCTCGATGAAGAGCAGGTCACCGTTGCGGACATTGTCAGGAAATGCAACGAGGCAATGGCCGTATCCACGACCATGACCTCGATCCGGAAATCGAACGCCGAACGGAAAAAGCCAGTGGGTGAGGCAGGCACCCCCACAAAAAACTAGCGGGCGACTGGATCGCCGCGATCGAGCCGCTCGCGTACGGGATCTGCGGGATGACACCGGACCAGCTCTGGAACAGCACCCCCGCAGAGTTCCATGCGATCCTCGCGGCACGAGTCGAGGACCGGAGCAAGCACGACAAGAACATCCTGGAATGCCTGGACACCATGAACGCAAAACTCTGCGAGGTGGTCGTCAAGGCACCCTACATCGAGGATCCGTCCGGGCGGATCCCATCGGAGTTCCAGGTCATGAAACGGGAAAGCAACGAACCGCAGCTGGACATGACCCCCGAAGGTATCCAGGAGCGGGCATTCGCGAGTTTCCGGGAGGTAAGTGGTTGAAATGGTAGACGCAGGAAGTATCTGGATCAGGCTCGGCTTGAACGCCGACGAGCTCCGGTTCGGTCTCGACAAGGCCAAATACGGCCTTCAGGAATGGCGCGGAGAGGTCAACCAGAACAGCATGGAGATGGCCAAATGGGGCGCTGCAATCGCTGCGGAACTCGCCCCAGTCGTCGCCATCGGGGCAGTCATCTACGATGCCACTACCAAGGCCGCCGCGTTCGGGGCGCAGATCAAGGATAACGCCCGGGACCTCGGCATGACAACCGACGAGTACCAGCAATGGTCCCACGCAACGGTGGCGGTTGGCGGGAATGCCGATGCAATGACCGAATCCGTCCGGATGATGACCGTCCGGATGAAGGAAGCTGTGGATCCTACCTCCGAGATTGGGATGCTGTTTGCAGATCTCGGTGTGAAAGTCGTGGACTCGCAGGGGAACCTGCGGAGCACCAACGAGGTCCTGCTCGATACGTTCGCAGCGCTCAACCGGCTGCCCGAAGGTTTCGCCAGGAACCAGGCCCAGATGCAGATCTTCGGGCGGGGATTTTCGAACATCTCTGACCTGGCAGAGATCTCCCGCGAAGAACTCCAGGCCCTCCTTGACCAGTCCCCGGTTTTTGACAGCGACAAGATCGAGAAGATGGACCGGTTCAACGACGAGCTGATCCTGGTCAACGAACAGTGGAACCTGATGTATGTCGAGCTCGGGACCGAGTTGATCCCGGTCGTTGAGGAGCTCATGCCGTTCATCCAGGACTACGGGATCCCCGCTGTTGCCGTTCTGGCCGATGTCCTGCAATACGCTGGTCGCGGATTCCATATCGTTGGTTCCGAGGCGAAAGCAGCCTACGAGATCATCAACAATCACGATCTCGATGCCGCGAAGAAAGAGATGGAGGATCTCGCGAAGTGGATACAGGCAACACAGACCGCAGACGCCCTTAAGGCTGCTGGATATACCGAGGGGGCGTATTGGGATGGCTCGAAATGGGTCAAACCCACGAAACCCGGAGGGGTTGCACCCGAAGTCGTCGACAAGAACGCGGAGCAGGCCGAGAAGGACCGGGTCGCGGCCCTCGTGGATGCATGGAAAGAATACCAGGACCAGATTAAGAAGGTCCAGGACCAGAAAACCAAACTCTACGAGCTCGATCAAAACTATCTGCAGGACGTCCAGTTCGCTGGCCGCGATGTCAGTCAGATTCGATCACTCACCATGTCCTACAATCGGTCGAGACAGGCAGTGGCGGCGGACCTTGGAACAGACCAGATGGCGCTGAACGCTGCAGCAACGGAGTTCAACGCGATCCGGGCAGGCCAGGCAATCGAGACCGTATCAGGTACCAAAGCCTACGAGGAAGCTCAGGCTAAAGCATCCGGGCCACTGGCAGGTATCACCATCACCGGCAACATCTACCTGAACGGCGATAAATCGTTTGAGAAATACCTTGCCGACCAGCGCAGGCAGAAAGGAGTGAGGACCTGATGGTCACCTGCACCTTTGATGGCACGCTGGTTCCGAGCCGGCAGATTGTCCGGGAAAAGATTGTCGGATCGGGCGGCGGGTACGAGTATGAAGCCGAGGTCCTGTGCAGAACCAATTTGCACAGTGATTACACGGCCCTGGCAGCCAAGACCGGGCTGGTGTCCAAGGCTCGGCTGTTATCGAGAAAAATGCACATCCAGGCGCAGGGAGCAGTCTGCGGCACGCTGGTCCTGAACGGCATCTCGTATACGAACTGCTATATCGAGAGCCTCAGCGCAGCGGAAGTCCCGCAATCGAACCTGGGGGTCTGGGAATTCACGATCAGTTTTGTGAGGCACACAGTATGACCGAAGCAAGGATTCGCGGAATTGCCGAATGCACGACGATTCACCGGGGCGTTCCCCCGGCGAACTGCGCCATGGGATGCCCGGAATATCTCTCGATCGATATCTGCGCAACCTGTTATCGGCGCCCGGTAAAGTCAGTCGAACACGTCAAGACCCCTGTCACTTATCGGAAGGGCCCTGATGGCAATCCAATCGACATTCAGGAGGAGAAGTAACTCATGGTAACAGTCACAATCGTGGGCCTCGAATACCAGGCCCGGTACACAAACCAGACCACTGCCGGATCTTGGCAGTATCTGGCAATAGGGGAAGGGGACACGGCAGAATCCGACGCTCACACGGCGCTTGTCAGCGAATGTACGGGGTCGGGCATGGCGCGGGCCCTCGCGACCTGCTCGTACGAGTCGGCATTCAAGAGCGTGTGGTCCCACACTTTCACCAACAACACCGCTGCATCCATTGGGGTGAACGAAGCTGCTATCTTTGATGCCGCATCCGCAGGACACATGCTGATGCGGGGGAAGGCCCCGGCGACCAAGAACGTGGCGGTTTCGGAAACGCTCGAAGTCGTGATGAAACTCGCACAGGCGGTGTGATCGTGACCATCGCATCACTTGACGACTACATCGCAGCGGTCAAGCAGAAACCTGTCTTCTATAAGAGCGCGGCGAGGACGACCGTGGCGGCAACCCCGTTCACGCTGTTCGATCTCGCGGGGGTGCCGGGGCCGGGAACCCTGTCGCCCGGCAACACGGCTAACGGGATCGTGCCGACTGACGCAACGGACGGGTACCCGAAGATCGAAGCGTTCACCGGCACCGGATACCTGACGCGGGTCATGTACTCGAACAGCGTGGTAGGGAACCTCCGTCTCTATGACCGGCTTTTCGTGGCCGGGGCATACGCGCACAACGCCGATGTCACCCTGTCAGCACAGCCGTCGTTCGCCGCAAGAGTTCCGAACGGATTCTACAACGGCATCGAGCTCTGGTACGAACAGGTCACGGCAGGAACGGGCGTACCGAGTATCCAGATCAACTATCTCGACCAGGACGGCAATGCAGGTGACACGGGCGTCGTCTCGCTCGCCATCGCACACACGCTCGGTCGTTGCACCCGCATCCCTCTCGCGTCTGGCGACTCCGGAGTCAGCGGCATTACCCGGGTCAGGGGAACCGTGGCCACGGCAGGCACCTGGAACATCATGATCCTCCGCCCGCTCTGGAACGGTCGGCTGACGATCATCAACGACCTCCGGGTGGACGACATGCTCAGCACGGGCATGCCGCAAGTCTATGACAACTCCGCGCTGTATGTCCTGGACGACTCCGACGCAACATCATCCGGCACACCCTACATGGCAATCGAGATCGCAGACAAGTAGGCGGCCTGCACCATGGCGGCCTCGGTCTGGAGGAGGAGCATTGGCCGGAAACGCCTCACTTCCGATCACCTCCTCAACAAAAACGTCAACGGCACCCTCGCGCATATAGCGAATGCCTTTTTCGAGCGCGGGGGGTCCGATCTCGCGTTTCCGGTTGCTACGGTCGCGATATCGCCAGGCACGCTCTACCTGAGCGGCATCAACTCCGAACTGGTCTTCGAGCCCGTCACAATGACAGTCTCAGCGGACGAGCTCTGGACCTCGACCGACATGAAAACCACAGTCCGGATCTCCGGCCAGCTGTTCATCAAGGGGCAGAGCGATTTTCTCGTATTCGAAGAACCGGCAACCATCCAGCTGGCCGGCTCAATGGATCCGATTCTGCAGGACATGTCGTTCTGGACCGAAGTCCGGATCGAGGGGTCCATGCACTTCGGGCCTGCGCCGCCAACACCGGAATTTCACGGCAATGTCTGGCGCCGGTGCCCGGGTGGTGGACGGCTGAACTCGTCCCATCTCGTCAAACGGTTCGCGTATGACGATCCTTACCTCAAACCGATCGCCCGGCATTACTTCGAGCCGGGGCAGTTCCTGGCATTCGACGCCGCTACGATCACACTCACATCTTCGATGAACATCCAGGGCATCAACGCCCAGATGATTTTCGAGCCCGTGGAACTCACCCTGGCAGGCTCGATGCTGGCGAACCAACAGCTTGCGCTCGAAGGAACCGTCTATAACGTCCCGCTGCCAATCACGACAAAATCATACTTGCCGACCAGTGTCGAGACCGGCCTGCCCCCACTCTGCACGGGCGTGACGGTCACCCAGGGCCTGACCGACAAGATGGCAGCCGCCTCGTTCGAGTTTGTCCTTGCAACGACCGGAGGGGTATACAGCAGCATCTATTTCCGGGATGTCGCAGTGAAAATCCCGGACTATGCCGGCACAATGCAACCGGTCTTCGTCGGGTTCATCCCGTCATCAACTGCCCGTCATGGTCCTGCAGAGGACTCGGAAACCATCAGGGCATACAACTACGCCTGGTATCTCTCGATGCAGTATCTCAACGATGCCGACATGACTATCCTCACGGAGGAAAGCCAGGCGTCGCAGACTCTCCACCGGCTCTACTACGACTTCGTGGTCCACCACTTCAAGGTCGGTGACGTCGTGGTCGGAGGGACGACGGGCGACTTCGGCAAGGTCGTCGCTGTCAGACCATACGGGTATCCCTGGATTGAGATCGAGAACGCCACGGGCATTTTCCAGCACGGGGAACAGCTGCTTGTCGATGATGAACTGTATGCCTATGCGGACGGCCATGCTATCGACGTAACCGGGACTATCTCATCTACCGTCAGGTCCCCGGAGACGTGGGTCCGCGACGTGCTTGGGGGCACCAGTTGGCAATCCATCACCGGGATAGAACCGTACCGGCTGGCGTCGACATCGGGAATTTACGGGACTACACTCAAACTGGCCATTGACTGGATCTTCCGCGAGAAGCAGACCAAGATCCAGGCCATCGAGGAGGTTGCCAAGTATCTGGGATTCATCTTCGTAGTGAAACACCGGGTCAGCGGCAGCCAGGTAATCCCTGCTGCCTACTTCATTCAGGAAGATGAGATCGACAACATCTTCACGGGGCTGGACCTACCGGCACCGGTCACCATCACCAACCCGGACCCGTACCTCATCACACCAGTCACGCTTGACCAGGACGGCGAAGAGAAATACAACCGGGTGACGGTCCGGTGTCAGAGTTTCTCAGGGAAATGGTATTCCAAGACCCTCCAGAGCAGCGGTGTCGACGCGGGGCAGGAACTGCCGATCGAATATTACGAGATTAATCCCGACATCGCACTCCAGAAAGAATGTGACGCACGGTGCGCGGATCTCTGGGCATACTACAACAGCCAGGTCCTGAAATGGACCGCAACGTTTCTGAAACGGTCGGACTTCCGATTACTGCAGCAATTGGTTTTCAGCGGGTATGGCGTGCAGATCCCCAACGGGACTTACCGCATCGTCTCAATCCAATATCAATATGCAGATGGAGGGCTGGTCAACCAGGTCACGGTCCAACTCGTGCCGGACAGCCAGTTCAGGGCATACCTGAACCTCACGCGGGTCTTCACGGAATCGATCGGGGAAATCCAGGCGATTGTGAAAGGCGAACTTGCGCTCCTTGACGCTGTCGAGGCCGGCACGGTGACTTCGGCCGAAGGCGGGAAAGTGGTGCTCAAGACTGAAAGCGGGCAGGTCCGGACCGGGCGGGACCCATCATCATGACCGTTGAGCAGAACGACAAGGTCCTGAACGTCCCTGACGCGGGCGGGAAAGGGATTTCGGTTGCAGTATCTGAAATCGAAGAGGATGACAAGGTCATCCTGATCCCTGACAAAACCGGCACGACCGTGATCAGGACCGCTCCTATCGAGGTCGGCGATGCAGTGGTGCTCCTGCCAGACAAATCCGGCAAGAGGATCGCGGTTCGCGCTGACGCAATATCGGGGACCTCCATATCGGAGGAAGTAGATCCCTGCAAATCGCTGTCGGTCATGCCCGATCCCCTCAATCCCGCGAGACTGTTGATCCAGTGGATTCCTGGCGACAACAACGATGAGGTCGAGTATGATATTTCACTCGATGGGTATCTGACAACTCCCAGAACCGGAGATATCTACAGAACGTGGGGGGTATCGACTACGGAGGCCACCGAGCCTCAGCTGAGATACTTTGTCTGGCACTTCGTGACGATTTGGGGGAAAAGGCGGGACCGGTATTCGAAGGTGGCACTGAAGGCCTCAATACGGCTGGAACTTGATTTGGGCTTAGTAAGGCTATACACCTCATCAAATGCCGATCTCTCGGCAATGACCCCGGATTATGTTTGGGAGTCGGGGGTTTTCCAGTGCTATACTGGTGATTACTATCACTCCTCCGCAAATGCCGGCGGGGGCGCCCCGATTGCATTTGAATTCCCTGACTATAGGTGGTCATACCGAACCATGCAGTGGATGAAGGACAATGTCAAGACTTTGTGGGCAGAGGTCGAGAATACCGCGCTGACGGATGTCGTGGGCAGAACGGTTCTGGCAGGCACGATGCCACGCGCACGATGGTGGGGGCGTGGAACGTTTTCCTATTACCCCTACGCAGATGGAATTCATAGCATGGGGTGGGACAGCATCAAGGACAACCCCAGAAGAATCGTCGTCGATGTCTCTTGGGTTCTCGATATGCCCTCCGTTGACCTCCGATCAATCTACATTTATTATGACCCATTCCTTGGAGTGCATGCCGACGGGACTTGGGATCCATTGTGGGAGGTATACTACGGCGATCTAGCTCTCAAGGCATTAAGAGAGAAAGTGGTCGCTCAGTCATGGTGGATTTACGCAAATGATCCCGCTCCCCCATCGGGTATCGGGGGCAGCGGGGCATGGACTGTGACACGCAATAACGGGGGTTTGCCCTATGCCCACCGGACAACCTTCTTCGACGATGGTGGCGGCTCGTATAACATCGCCTATTTCGCCTACCGCGTGAGTGATCCAGACAAAGGGGTTCTGGAGATCTGGGCTGCGTGCGGGGGTTCGTACGATCCGCTGACCGCTCGTTGGACGAAGGGCCGGGATCATCAACTCTACTTCGGCAACATCCTCCTCTGCGACAATATCCACTGGCAGACCGGCACCACGTATCATGGATACCTGCCGGTCAGTCTGCTGATGCTCTGAAAAATACAAACGATTATCGTCTCAAAATATACTGATTCTATTATGGAGAAATGGCATATCGCAACGGTCCTTATGTGCCTCGCGCTCATCGTTTCCTGCGGCTGCGTCGGGCAGGCGACCGCCCCGCAGGCCACTCATGTCCCGACCGAATCGCCGACATTGGCAACCCCTTCACCAACGGCGTCGTTCGCGCCGGTTACCCGCGCGCAGACTCCCGCACCGACCACGACGCCCCTCACGAATATCGCAGCTGCGCAGGCCGCGTATGATCAGGCCCTCGCGACACTGAGCGCCGAGCAGGCGAAAATCCCGCAAATTGTAAAAGATGCCACGGAGAATATGGGCGGAGACGAGGGCTCGAAATCGTATCAAATGACAGTGATGCAATTAGATATCGAGAAGCAAAAGGCAATTGTTGCAGCTGCACAGGCTGATGCCGATGCGAAATATGCGGCGCTCCAGGCTGCGAAGGGGCAACCCATACCTACGACATCCCCAAAACCCCTGTCAGCTCAGGCAGTGCTGAAAGGTGTCGGCAGCAAGATCGTGTGGTTCGAAACTGTGGCGCCGGGGGAAGTCAAGATCAAATTCAAGACCGACCCGGATGTCAGCCGCGTAAAGAACTGCGATCTGAAAGATACACGACTCGATCTCGCGGGAACCTCTGTTGATGCCAACCTATATCCAGGGCCGCGGGTCGGGGAGCGCCTGACCGATATAAAGACTGTCAACCTGATATTCCCGGGACGGTATTCCCTCTCGGTAAAATCTTGTTCAGGCTGGATAATCACAGTCGATAACACCTAA